AATAACACTGGTAATATCTTTGACACAAATCAGTTCGTTGCTGATATCTACATCAAGCCTGCTCGTTCTATTAACTTTATTTCTTTGAACTTCATTGCCACACGTACTGGCGTTGAGTTCTCTGAAATCATCGGTCAATAAGGAGATAGACAATGGCTATTCTAGGCGTAGATGATTTTAAAGCAAAGCTTGTTGGAGGCGGCGCGCGTTCAAACCTGTTCAAAGCTACTTTGAACTTTCCAGGTGGTACAGGTGGCGACGTAGAGCTTGCTTCTTTCATGTGTAAAGCTGCACAGCTTCCATCATCTGTTATTGCTCCAATCACGGTTCCTTTCCGTGGCCGTCAGCTTCAATTGGCTGGCGACCGTACGTTCGAACCATGGACAGTGACAATTATCAATGATGCAAATTTTGTGACTCGTAATGCTTTCGAGCGTTGGATGAACTCAATCAATGAGCATCGCAATAACACTGGTCTCGTCAATCCGGTTGATTACCAAGCGGACATGGTTGTAGAGCAGTTAAATAAAGCTGGTGAAGTAGTAAAGCGTTATGACTTCCGCGGTACTTTCCCAACCAACCTTTCTTCTATCGAAGTGTCGTACGACTCTGAGAACCAAATCGAAGAATTCACGGTTGAGTTGCAGGTTCAGTACTGGGAATCAAATACGACTTCCTAATCGGCGATATATAAGATGAAGGGGGAGAGTTAATCTCCCCCGATTCTATGAGGTAAAAAAATGGCAGATAACGGCGTCAACTTATTTGGTTTTGAGATTAAGCGCAAAAACCAGGAAAAAGAAGATGAGAAAAAAGTATCGTTCGTCGCTCCAGAAAGCGATGATGGTACTGGCTATGTTCTTAATGCTGGTGGTTACTTTGGTCAGTATATCGATTTAGACGGAAGCTCCGCTAAAACCGAAAAAGACCTAATTATGAAATACCGTGACATTGCAATGAATCCAGAATGTGATGCCGCAATTGAAGATATCATTAACGAAGCAGTTGTTTCAGATGAAGATGGTGCACCAGTGTCACTAATCTTGGATGATCTGGATCAACCTGACAGAATTAAAAATATCATTAAAGATGAATTTGATAGTGTCCTTGAGCTTCTAAACTTTAACTGGTATGGCAACGATATTTTCCGTCGTTGGTATATCGATGGTCGCTTGTTCTATCATAAAATCATTGATGAAAAGAATCCTAAGCGTGGAATCATCGAGATTCGTTCTATTGATTCAACACGTATTAGAAAAGTACGTGAAGTCAAAGAAACCAGAGATCCACAAACTGGCCAAAAGCTCATCAAGGGTGTTAATGACTATTATGTCTACCAAGATAATAATATGTCAAAATCCCAGCAAGGGTTAAAAATTGCAAAAGATTCTATTACGCACGTTACTTCAGGCGTTCTAGATCCTTCGAGAAAGCGTGTCTTATCATATTTGCATAAGGCATTGAAACCGGTTAACCAGCTGCGTATGATGGAAGACTCGCTTGTCATCTATCGTATGGCACGTGCTCCTGAACGTCGTATTTTCTATATTGATGTTGGTAACCTTCCGAAGGGTAAAGCCGAAGAATACTTGCGTAACGTTATGGCTAAATACCGTAACAAGATTGTGTATGATGCGCAAACTGGTGAAGTAAAAGATGATCGTAAACATCAGTCAATGATGGAAGACTTCTGGCTTCCACGTCGTGAAGGCGGCCGTGGTACCGAGATCTCTACATTGCCAGGTGGTGAAAACCTAGGTCAGATCGATGACATTATATACTTTCAGAAAAAGTTGTATAAGTCGCTGAACGTTCCAGTTAATAGGTTAGAGCAGGAAGCTCAGTTTAGCCTTGGTCGTTCATCTGAAATTACTAGGGACGAACTTAAATTCCAGAAGTTTATTAATAGACTTCGCAAGAAGTTTTCTTGGTTGTTTATTGACCTACTGAAAACACAGCTTATCCTAAAAGGCGTGTTTACAGAAGAGGAATGGAAAGAGATTCAGCAAGATATTAACGTTGACTTCTTACAAGATACACATTTTGCTGAGCTTAAAAACGCTGAATTAATTAGAGAAAGACTTGGTACTCTGAGAGAGATTGACGAATACACAGGTAAGTACTTCTCTAAAGAGTGGATCCGCAAAAACGTGCTTAATATGGACGATAACGAGATTAAAGAAATTGATTCTCAGATTGACAAAGAAGGTCCAGACGAAGACGACGATGAAGATCTTTAAAATATAAAAATGTATAAATATTTCCGTGAGGTGAAAAAATGACTGATACTTCAGATTTAATTAATGCACTTAATTCTGGTAATAAATCCGACGCGCAAGATGTTTTTAATGATTTGATGAGCAATAAGATTAATATGGCCCTAGATGATAGGCGCACACAAATCGCTCAATCATTTGATAACAAAGAAACCTACGAAGACGAAAGTTTAGGAGACGATTTAGATGCTGACGTTCAAGCAATTTCAGACGACAGCGCTGAGTGAAGCAGCATTTAAGGCTCCACGTGGTGAAAAAGAACTAAAGACCTTTAAGGTTGGGAATAAACAAAAGTATGACGCTGTGATTACGCAGAAGGGAAAACTCTTTATTGCGTATGTCGATGGTGAACAACTAGACGTTTTTAAGTCTCAGAAAGAGGCTGAAAAGGCGGTAAAAGAATTTACAGATCTTATGGGAAAGTAAGGCATGAAGCTTATTTCAGAATACGTTGAGTCCGAACTCAACTATATTACAGAAGAGAAAGATGGCAAGCGTCGCTATGTCATCGAAGGTATCTTCATGCAAGCCGACTCTAAGAATCGAAATGGTCGCATTTATCCACGTACCGTTATGGAACAGGCCGTGAATAAATATGTGACAGAACAGGTTTCCAAAGGTAGAGCCGTGGGCGAATTGAATCACCCAGAAGGTCCTACCATCAATTTGGATAAAGTATCTCATAAGATTACGGAACTTCGTTGGGAAGGAAGTAATGTTGTGGGTAAGGCACAGATACTGAACACTCCTATGGGTCGAATCGTTGAAGGTTTGATGGATGGTGGCGTTCAGCTAGGTGTCTCAAGTCGTGGTATGGGTAGTCTTGTATCAAAGGGTGGTGTTAACTATGTTGGAAAAGATTTCCAACTTGCAACAGTTGATATCGTCCAAGATCCTTCTGCTCCGGAGGCATTTGTCAACGGAATTATGGAAGGGGTTGAATGGATTTGGGAAAACGGAATCCTTAAACCACAAGAAATTGAACAATTAGAGACTGAGATCAAGAAGACTCCATCTAACCGCCTTGCGGAAGCACAGATGAAAGTCTTTAAAGATTTCCTCTCAAAACTTTAACTCGTTAGGAGAGTATTACATGTCAGATAAAGAAATCAATGACATTGACCTCCAGGATGAACTCGTTGAAGACGTTGAAGTTTCTGACGAGGAACTGGCGGAAGGGCACGATCCTGAAACTGCAGAGACAGATTCAGTTGCATCAGTAGATGCGGCTGCAGCTGTCACAAAGGCACAACCAAAGCGTAAGGGTGATAACTCGAACGCAGAAGCTATGCCTAAAACAAAAGCTGCAATTCTTCAGGCTGCCTACGACAAAATGGCAAAAATGAAAAAGAACGACATGCAAAAAGCATACGAAGCAATGTGTGAAGACACATTTGAAGAAGATGCCGATGCAATTGTCGAATCTAATTTTGATGAAGACCTGGATGCGCTAGTAGAATCAGAAGCAACTCTTTCTGAGGGCTTTAAGGGTAAAGCAGCTGTAATTTTTGAAGCTGCACTTAAGTCCAAACTGACCGAGCACGTTGAGCGCTTGGAAGAACAGTATCGTGAAGAGCTTGCAGAAGAAACTGCACGTATTCAATCTGATCTCGTCGAAAAGGTTGATGGCTACCTGAACTACGTTGTAGAACAGTGGATGGAAGACAATAAGATTGCAGTAGAAACCGGTCTTCGTACCGAGATTGCTGAAAGCTTTATGTCACAGCTTCACGCAGTGTTCACAGAGCACTACATTGAAGTTCCAGAAGGTAAGGCTAATTTGGTTGACGATCTCGCAGCGAAAGTTGATGAGTTGGAAGAGCAAGTTAACACTCATATTGATGCAAACGTTAAGCTTGCAGAATCTTTAAAGGTTCTTAAGCGCGACGCTATCATCCGTGAGTCATCCGCTGATCTTTCTGAGGCACAAGCTGAAAAGCTTAAGTCTTTGACTGAAGGTGTCGACTTTGATGATGCAGAATCTTTCACTAAGAAAGTTGCAACCATTAAAGAATCATACTTCAAGACAGCACCACAAACACGTGAAGAAACCGTTGCGGAAGAAATTACTGAAGAAGTTCAGGTTTCTCCAATGATGCAGCGCTATCTGAACGCCCTCAAAGTTAAGTAAATCTAAATTCTATAGGAGAACAAATAATGTTCAACGCAGAAAAAATCATGGGCAAGTGGCAGCCAGTTCTGGAATCTGCTGACGCGCCTGAATTCAAGGACGGCTTCCGTAAGTCAGTAACTGCACAGCTTCTTGAAAACACTGAACGCGCTTTGGTAGAAGAGCGTCAACAGCAGTCTTTCAACCTGTCAGAAGCAGCACCTACAAACGCAACTGGTGCAGCGATTGACAACTGGGATCCAATTCTGATCTCATTG